GTATGGGAGTGCAATTCCTGTGGGTTCTCCGTCTTCACCTAAATCTTCGTAGCCCTCAATGTCTAGGTCTGCGTGGATTTCTAGGATTTGGTAGCGGTCATCATCGCTAACTTTGTAGCCTTGCTGGTCGGCTTTGTGTTTCTCAATATCTGTCTGGATGAATACGGGTTCGCCAAGTTCTATGTCTCTATAAAAACCAGAGACTTGGAGTTTCCGCATCTCATTCTTGGTCTTACGCATGACATGGGTAACACGCTCGGCCATGTTCAGATTAGATGCACCGTAAGGCACGATCAAGTCTTCTGCGGTTACAAAGATGGCGACTTGTCGCTCTAAGGCTGGGTCGTAGTAGACCTTCTTAAAGGCAGAGCCTGCAAGTCCAAGGGAATAGAGAAGACGCTCATGCTCTGGGCGGTACTCTGGCATTTCCTCTGTGAGCTTGTAGTTCATGTCATCTCTGACACGCTCGGCTGCATCTTCCTTCATCTTGTCAATAGCGCCGATGATCTCAGTCTTGACTGGCCCAGCGGCTGGGAATGTCTCCATGATGGATTCTGCTTGGAATCTAATTGCCGCTTCGGTAAGTATCGTAGAAAAGACTCCGCACGCACCATTCCAAGGTTCCGTGCGTTCTTCATATTTCAGGCCGAGTACTTCCAAGCCCTTGACGAATGTATCTGCCCAGTCTTTTCTGGACATGATGTCGGCTTCGACTAACTCAATCAATTCCCCTGAAAGATCGTTGAGTTGTCCCTCGTCCATTTCTTCGGCGAGGTTGGCGTTGAATTCGTCATCTGTCTCTGCATCTGGCTCAATGATAATTTCCATTGATCCGTCGCTCAGGGTGACTGAATCTGGATTTTCGATATCGATCTCTAGGGTATCGCCCTCATCCGTGATGCCCTCTGGGGCTTGGTAGAAACCTTTATCCATTAAATTGGTTGCCATATATATCCTTAAATTATTTTCCAACCGCCAACTAGTGGCTTATCTATCATTCCGCCTTTAGCCAGTTTTAATGGGTTTAGGCTGTGTTGTAAATTGTCTACGCCGGGGCGATATCCCCCACCACCCAACGGCAAATTACTTGCTGACCTTGCTGGTCTTGGATGCACTTCAGTTATTTTATTTCCCCAATGAGCATCGCCTTTGCTTCCCTTTGGGCTGGCGGCTGTTGGGCCAAACTCTACAGGGGCTAGTCCTACCTGCGGTACTTTTGAGTACGGGACGCGAGTAAGTGGCTGGTCTTTTTTGTAACTAACTTTGTCGTTTAATTTTTGGTCTTCGGCAGAGTTAATCAACAATTTGCCCGTAGGCTTGCCTTTTTCGTCCACTTCTGGAATAGCGTAAGTGGCAATGTTTTCATCTCTAAACCAACCAGCGGCAGCATTAACAGCCCTTGGGTCTAAATACATTGTTTTATATGAACGCCCTTGTATCTCGTGCGGCGTGCCAGACATATCGGAAGGTGCGCGATAGCCAGTCGTAGAGTTGTCTGAATGATGTGCGTATGTTGATCCGGGGTATTTTGGATCATTCGGACGCATAGTTTTAAACACCGACTCAATGTCGTCAGTTCCAGTTGGCAGTTTAAACAACGGTTCGTAATCCATATATCCTCAGTAATAGACCGCTTTGCGGTTACGGTAGATGGGTTCATCTGGCTCATCTGAGTCGATGCTTATGAATCCACCTTGCCTGAAACGCAGTAATGCCTGAGAGGCCGAGTCAACAAGGTCGTCGTGATCTCCGTTGGGGAATGATGCTAATTCTTCAATTAACTCGTCAGCCCAGCGGGTCTCAGGACACCATACGATGCCAGACGCAAACAGGTCAGAAATTGCGTTTACACGCGCTATCTTATCGTTTCCTTTGCTCGGCGTATACTCCGATAGAGGAATTCCTATTTTCCTTAGCTCATAAATGAGTGGAGCGCCAGCGGCTTTCTTCTCCACAATAAGCGTATCTGGATTCCACTGCTTCCACATCTCCATAGCCTTTTGCTTTAACTCTGGAAACTCCATGCGTTGTTTAAACGAGTCTAAAACAATAATGTTTGGTTTGGATGTGCCGTCCTTGTCTGGGTGATAAAACACTCCCCATGTCGTGCATGCTGAGTAGTCAGCGCGGTTGTGTTTCTCGAAGGCCGTATCCCAAGATTGGATGATGTACTCACAGGACGGGGCATCTTCTTGCTCCCAAATCCTCCACTGATCACGCTTAATGATCGCGCCTTCTTCTGAAGTTGGGTTCTGTTGGTACTGTGCTTCCCATTTAGAGACTGGAAGCTCGGCTTTTAGGGCTTCTAACTCTTCCTTTTTCCAGAAAGCGGGCCATAGAGGCGTTCCTGACGGCAGAATAGCTGGGAAATCGATAACTTCCCACTCATCTACGCCGTCTTTAGAGGAATTTTTGAGGATTTGCCCCGTTAAGTCCCTCTTAGACCAGCGTGTCATCACAATAATGATGGCTCCACCCGGCTGTAAACGCTGACGAGGGCCAGATGTGTACCACTCATAGACGTTGTCATAGACAGCGGGGTTACCTTGCTTGGCTTCCTGCTCTGAGTGAGGGTCATCGATGATCAATAGATCAGCACCTTTACCCGTAACAGCACCGCCAACACCAATAGCGAAGTAATCTCCGCCTACATCGGTATTCCATCGACCAGCAGCCTTGGAGTCAGACGATAGAACTGTCGTGAATACACGTGCGTATGCGTCAGAGGAGACTAGATTCCTAACCTTACGGCCAAACCCCACGGCTAATTCGGCTGTATGTGCGGTCTGGATGATCTTCTTATGCGGGAACTTACCCAAAAACCACGCCGGAAGCAGATAAGACGCAAACTCAGACTTAGTGTGGCGGGGAGGCATGTTGATGATTAGCCTCTTTAACTCTCCCCTAGCCACCCTCTCAAAAGCATCAGACATTATCTTGTGGTGTTTACCCGATATAAAGACAGGCCACATGTGTTCCACGAAGGCGATGAAGGAGTCTCTACATCTATTGTCCCTATCCGCCTCTAAAAGGCGGATTATCTTCTTGCGGTCTTTCTCGGAGACCGAGTCGGCTATCTGTAAATACTCTTCAATCTCTACGGATGTAAGCATTAGAGCGAAGCCATCTCTCTGGCTGACTTATCCACAAGCCTAATGGAGTGGAACTTATAAGGCTTCATCTGGATAAGCCCATCGTCCTGTAACTTATGGACAATCCTATGGATATTAGATTTAGCCTTGAGTCCTAGACCCTTGGCTATTACTTCGTAGGAAGGCGGTATCCCATGAATCCTCATGTATGCCTTTATAAAATCCAGAACTAACTCACTGCGCTTTGTCATAGAGGTAGTTTAAACGCAAATACGAACGTTCGCAAGACCTTTTTAGAAAATATATATACCCCCGGGGTAGCCAAATTGGAAAGCATAGGGGGGGGTGTTTCTGGTGGGAGAGCGTGAGAACGTTCTAATGTGAAAGACGAGGTGGGGGGATGTGTGGATTAGAGCGTATACGTAAGCGGGTGGTCGCTCATGCACAGCGGGGCGTGGCGGGACGGTGGGTGAACTCCGATGCCGTTTAAACACACAATCCCCTCTACGTTTAAACAGACTAGACTGCTCTGCTCTCCACGTCAGAGATACCAGTTGTTCTCTTCAACGTGCGTAGGTACTTTGCTAGTTCGCCTTTGAGTTGATCAGCACTGACCGTTCTTTCGTCTTTCACTTCTGCCTGTGTAAACAGACCCGATGCTTTGCCCAGTAGTTCTAGGCACTTTATTTTCGATCCCTCTTGCTTGGCGGTCTTACTCTGTTCCAACAATTGCTTCATCACATATCTTTTCGTCGCTGTCATGTCTTCCACTAGGTTCTCTGCGATCTCGCCCCATGCGTCTTGCAACATGTCTTGCACCTTGGGATGTTTAAACAGCCTATTGGCATTGGCGCTGATCCCTTGGTCTGTAGAGTTGTCGTTGGGGTATGCGTCACGGTATGCTGATTTCAGTGTCTTCCCATTGACTACACCTATAACGAAGGCTGTCTGTGATGCTGTCAATGGTCTATATCTATCACTTGTTACCACTCCCCCATCTACTCTTCTCCTTGGTGCATCTGCTTGAAGTGCCAGCCGTTCCGCTACGCTCAGTTCGGGGTTTTCATCGTTATCAATTTGATCATCATCGTCGGTCTCTTCCAGTGCCTTTAGATACTCTTCCCTCGTTGTCTTTTCCATAGTC